TTGGCTTCTATTCTTCTGATCTGTCTTAAACTCTTTTTGGACATACAATACTTATCTTAAGGTTGACTTAGGCACCAAATAGTGCTATATTTTAGTATATTTAACACAAACTAGAAAACATCGAATGAAAGTTGAAGTAAGAAACAACAATGTGGAGAAAGCTATGCGTATTCTTAAGAAGAAACAGAAACGTGATGGTTTTTTCCAACTGCTTAGGGACAAAGAATTTTATTCCAAGCCCAGTGAGCGAAAACGTGAAGAACGCAAGAAGAATATTGCCAATTGGAAACGCACTAAGAAATTAAGAGACCAGCTTAGATAAAAAAATGAAATGGTTGATGTACAAGGTGCCAGAGCATCTGGTGGTGCATTATGGCATACTGCTGATGATGATCACAGTGTTCATGCCCATGTATGTTTTTGATAAACAGCTCAACAGCACGCATTACTTCAACAATTTTATAATTTTTGATGTGCTGTACTATATTTTCTTTGAAAAATTAAACTTTACAAACAACGAATAAGAGTGTATAATAAAATATGAACGAAACAAACTATATAGATAAAATTCCAGTGTACTGCTCAGACACAGATAAAACAGTGATGGCAGAGGTGTTAGAGTTCAAATCTAAACAATTTTTAAATGTATCAATAGAGCGATACATCAGACTCACAATGAAATATGATGCCAAGCATGATCAGTATGTGGGCAACAGAGCCAATTTAGAATTCACAGCGAAAGGACCCAAATAGATGCCATCATTAGTGCCCATAGTAATTGAACAAGAAGCTAGAGGTGAACGTTCCTACGATATCTACAGCAGACTGCTCAAAGATAGATTGGTGATGTTGGACAATGAAGTGTCACCCATGAGTGCCAGTCTCATTGTGAGTCAGTTGTTATTTTTAGAAAGTGAAGGAGTCAAACCCATACATTTTTACATCAACAGTCCAGGCGGATTGGTCACAGCAGGCATGGCAATCTATGACACCATGCAATATATCAAATCACCTGTGTACACCTATGTGATTGGTCAGGCTTGCTCTATGGGCAGTCTATTATCACAATCAGGAGAGCCAGGACACAGATACATGCTGAAACATGCCAGACACATGATACATCAACCATCAGGTGGCACTCAAGGTCAGGCCACAGACATACAAATTCATGCTCAAGAGATCCTTAAACTCAAAAAGGAACTCACTCAGATCTATGTTAATCACAATTCCAAAGGCAAAACCTTTGAGCAATTGAGTGCTGACATGGAGCGAGATAAATTTATGAACGCTCAAGAATCGCTAGAGTATGGATTGATAGATAAGATTCTATCAAAGAAAGACTAACAAAACGGAGGACCAACTATGAAAAAACGATTGACTAGAAATAAAAAATCTAGTAATATAATAACAAGATTATTTAGAAACTTTGTTTCTAATAATACAACAACAACTAAAAACGAAGGAGTCATCTCTATGAGAAGATCAACTAGTATACAAGACAGAGTAGAAGCCGCTTTAAATGCAGGCCAATCTCTTACAGCTTCAGCTATCAAAAATAGATTTGGTGCTGCTAACCCAGGCGCTGTGATCCAAAGTCTAAGATTTAAAGGTTTCCCAGTATTCTTGAACACAGAAGCAAGAACTGGTGCCAAAGTTTATAGAACAGGAAAAGCACCAAGAAAAGTAATCGGTGCTGGTTACCAAGCAATTGCTAAAGGTTTAGTAAAAGTAGACTAATTTTACTACTGTTAGTTAAGAAAGGGTGACTCTTAGGAGTTGCCCTTTTTTATTTTAAGATTCGTGGTGTAAACCATTGAATTTAAAGACTTTTTTGATGTTGAATTGTTGCAATACACTTTGACTTTTCACATCAAAGAACTTATAATACATTATAGGCAAACAACACATAGGCAAAAAATATGAATAGGCAAATATACATCCTCGAAGGCAGTTATAGAAGTAAGAAAATTGAAAACGAAGTATTTGAAATGATAAAACCATATCATCCATATCCACACAAACAAGGTGGATTCGTCACTGTAAAAATAAAAGATATCAAAGAGTTTCCCGGAGCCACTGACCAAGAGATTAGAGTGTCTGTGGATTCTGAGTCTCAACTGAGAGACAAAGCCCCTGAAGCTGCTGTTGAAGAAACAGATCAGCAAGTGGTGGAGAGATTGAGAAAGAGATTCGACATTTTGACCAACATGACCAAAGCCTGCAAACGTGGAGATGTGAGAGCAATGATTGTGTCAGGTCCCCCAGGCGTGGGTAAATCGTTTGGTGTGGAAGCTGTGCTACAAAAACACGACATCCTAGCCACACTGGGTGATTCTAAACCCAAGTATGAAGTGGTCAAAGGCGCTATGAGTGCGTTGGGCTTGTATTGTAAACTGTACCATTTTAAAGAAAAAGACAATGTGTTGGTGTTTGATGATTGCGACAGCATATTGTTGGAAGACCTATCATTGAACATATTGAAGGCAGCATTGGATTCCAAAAGAACTAGAAGAATTTGTTGGAACACAGAAGCATACAGACTGAGAGAAGAAGGTGTGCCTGCTAGTTTTGAATTCAAAGGTTCTGCCATATTCATTACCAATATCAAATTTGACAATGTTAAAAGTAAAAAATTAAGAGATCACTTGGAAGCATTGGAAAGTAGAAGTCATTACATAGATCTTACTATTGATACTATTAGAGAAAAAATATTAAGAATTAAACAGATCGTAGCAGATGGTATGTTGCATGAATATGCACTATCAACAGATGTTGAAGCACAGATTGTAGAATTTGTGATACAGCATCAGCGCAGACTGAGAGAGATCAGTTTGAGAACTGTGTTGAAAGTGGCAGATTTAGCCAAAGCATTTCCTGACACTTGGGAAGAGACTGCTACACACACCATATTGAAACCTAGATAGGCACATGAGAACACAGCCACAAGAAGTAATTGCTAAATTGGAAGCAGACAATAGCAGATTGGCCAAAGAAGCCATTCTGTTGACAGCCATGCAGGAAGGATTGGATGAGTTCTTTGAAGGTGTGCGTATGTGTTTGGATAAACTTTACACATTTGGTGTCAAACAAGTGCCTGAAAAAGACACTATGATATCTGCTCAAGGATGCGAATGGAAAGTGTTCAAACAGCTGGCAGAACAACTGCATCGTAGAGAGCTCACAGGTCATGCGGCTCGTGATGCTATTAATCTTGTGATGGGCACAGCCACAGCAGAACAATGGAATGGTTTTTACAGAAGAATATTAATCAAAGACCTAAGATGTGGAATGAGTGAAAAAACTGTGAACAGTGTGGCCACCAAGAACAAATTTAAAAAATATGAAGTGCCAGTGTTCACTTGTCAATTAGCACACGACAGTGCCAATCACGAAAAGAAATTAATAGGCAAGAAGATGTTGGAAGTCAAACTGGATGGTGTAAGAGTGATCACTATTGTGTATCCAGATGGCAAAGTGGACATGTTCAGTCGTAATGGCAAAGAGTTCACCAACTTTGGACACATCTCAGATCAGATATCACAAGTGGTTAAAAAATCACCTCCTCCCTATCCTGTGGTATTGGATGGTGAAGTGATGAGTGAAAACTTTCAAGATTTAATGAAACAGGTACATCGTAAAGAATCAGCAGGTGCTTTGGATGCTGTGTTGCATTTGTTTGATTTCTTACCATTATCCGATTTTATGGCAGGTGGTTGGGATAAGAAGCAAACAGACAGAACCATCATGCTGAAGGCTTGGTATGATCAACACAAGAGCGATTTAAACGCCGTTACAGTGTTGGCTCATGAGATTGTGGACCTAGACACAGCAGAAGGACAAAAGACCTACACAGAGGTTAATAAGAGGGCAGTACAAGGTGGATATGAAGGCATTATGATCAAGGACTTGTCAGCAGGCTATGAATGCAAACGAAGCCATGCTTGGTTAAAACTAAAACCATTTATTGAAGTGAGCCTAACAATAAAAGATGTGGAAGAAGGCACAGGTAGAAATGTGGGCAAATTGGGAGCATTCATTGTGGAAGGTATAGAAGACAAAAAATTAATCAAAAGCAACGTGGGATCAGGTTTGACCGATGAACAACGTGACTTGTTTTGGAAAGACAAAGATTCGTTGATTGGACAAGTGATTGAAGTGAGAGCAGATGCTGTGACACAGAATCAAGATGCTGTGGATGAGTACTCCCTGCGTTTTCCGAGATTTATGAAGTTCAGAGGGTTTGACAAAGGAGAAAAACTGTGAGTGAACTGGAGACTATCAAAAAAGCAATGATAGAAAACAAAAAACTGTTCTTGAGTGAGATGAAACAATTGAATGACAAGGTGGATGCTTTGAATACCAAATTAAGCAAACACATAGGATTCATTGAACAGGTGTATGCTCCATTGAGCAACAGCATAGACAAATTTAAAAAACTATTCAAATGAAAAAATACACAATAGAAATATCAGTGGGCGACACAGTGGAAGTGGGTAGATTCCGTAATGTGGTGGCTAAGATTACAGATATACAAATGGACGATCATGGTCAACCAGTGATTTATACCAACAAAGGACCTAAAAAATTATTCAGTTGTAGATTGAGTAAATTAACACCAGGGTCTAAGACACCCAAACAGATACTGCAAGAGAAACGATGAATACTGATATCACACTGCTGATTGGCATACTGATGCTGTTGATGTTGGGTGCTGTGGTAGGTTGGTATCTGAGTGAAAGATGGTATTCCCAAAGACTTTTCATCATACTGGAAGAGTGCAAAAAATTAAACGCAGCCACCATCACACTGTGGCAAGACATACTCAAACACAAAGAAAAAAATCCTCAAGATCAAGACAATTTGCCTAAATAGGTTGATTTCATGCTCAAATGGCTATATACCTGTTATAGCATGAATGACACAACTATTAAATATAGTCCTAGTATACAAGACAGAATAGCGCAGAGAGTGCGTGAAATAGTCATCCCATTGGATGATTGGTTGGATCGATTGATCACCATGCCAGATAGATTTAATCCTGAAACATTTGATGTGCTGCAGCATTTAAAAAAAGAAAAAGTCAGTGGAGTGCATGCTCGTAAAATTACTGATACCTATATCGATCATTACAAAGAACTGAAAGAATTAATCACACTGCGCAAAAACAAGATCAAATTCAAAGAAATTGTAGATGATGGAGAAACAGACACTGATGAAAATCAGCTGTTGGAAGCATACATGGATGTGGCAGATGATGTGATTTTAAAAAACACACAGGCCTATGATCGCATATTTGCAGCATGTGATTACATGATAGAAATGGCCAATGCCAACCGTAAACCACGCAAGAAAAAGCCTATCAGTAAAGAAAAAATGGTTTCCAAACTGCAACACTGTGCAGAGGATGCCAAACTGAATTTAAAAAGCATAGATCCTACACACATCATCACAGCTGAACAACTGTGGGTGTACAATGTAAAGACTAGAAAACTAGGCTGCTATCACGCCAGTGTGTTGGATCCTAGAGGCATGCAGAGAGAAGGCACAGGATTAA